CTATAATGTCATATCATTTTCCAATCCCAACCGAACTAGCTTTTGAGCCTATTCAGTTGTGCAACGCGGCTTGCTTCATGTGTCCATACACATGGTTAAGTAAGAATAAGGAGTATCGCGGAGTAAGAATGACCAGAGAGCAAATTAGGGCTATGCTTGAAGATTACGGGGCTCTGTTAAAGAAATATAAGGCCAATCCATGGACTGCCGAGATTACTCCATGGAGATATTCTGATCCCCTTGTGTGTCCCGACCTCGAATACATATTGGAGTTGGCAAACGAATACAAGATGATGGTGAACATTACTACAAACGGCGTGTCATTCACAGAAAAAAATTGTAAGATAATACAAAAATATCTTCACTTACTTAATCAAATACACATTTCTGTGATAGGTTTCGATGAGGCAGAGATAAAAGAATTTATGGGAGTCAGTTGGAAAGTGACCAAAGCAAGGTTGATGAAAGTTAAACAAAATTTTCCGGAGATTAGTCGGAAAATGGTGATTGGTGTAAAACATAAAAATCAAAAAGTTGATAATGAAAAACGTCAACTCATTGCAAGAAATCTACAAGCTATCACGCTTGGACGTGTGAAAGTAAAGAACCACTGGATGACGAATAGGATGGGAGCAGGCGACGCTGTCTGGATGGACGGTGCGGAATTTAAAATAGATCAGAATAATTTTGTGCAGGGGTGTTCGATGGTGTTTGGCAAGATATTTCGTAAGATGGAAATACTTGTAGATGGTACGGCTGTGCTTTGCTGTGAGGACGCTACAAAAAGGACAAACTATGGCAATGTATTCGAAGAGGGAGTTGAAAAGGTGTGGGACAATCTGCGGAAAGAGATAGAATTGATTTATAGTAAGACGTTCACAGAAGCCAAAAAGAATTTAATTTGTAATAGTTGCAGTAGAGCCAAAGGCGATTGGACAGCTCTAGATCAGGAAGGACAAGACCGGCAACAACATACTACTTCACAAAAAACCGGTATTGCGTTACAACACGTTCAGAACTAACAAAACTCTTTGTAAAGCAAGTAATCAAAATTATTGTGAGTTTCGTGCCACTTCATAAAATTATTGTCGAGATCTTTTTTAGACACGTATTTCTTGTAATCCACTGAACTTCTGTTGGTGTTAAGTCTTGGCTCCCGATCGATTTTGAGAAGATCAGCAACTTGATTCCAGCTGTCCTCGTAGTGTAGATATGAAAAGACTTTTTCGAATCTATTTTGAAGACAATTTCTGACTATCTTGTATTTTGTTTCAATTGGTTCTTCTGTGTTCAAGCACAGATAATTTTTATGCAACCATAACACTGTGAAATTTCCCAAAAGATTACGGCAGTGCTGTTGAAAAGTGGCATCTTTTATGTCGCCTTTAGTCATATCATAGTTGTATTGTGAGATGTCTCTGTCCAGCGGGTGTCTTAGCCAGACAAAATGTGTTCCTGGTGAGCGATGCGTGGTGTTGTGTCCAACCGCATAGTCGAGTTTGCTGATTTGTTTCTTGTCTGCTCGATCCTCGAGACGTATTCTCAAAGAACTTCCACCGGTCTTTGGTATGTGATGGAATGTGTAATGCATCATGTTATTTAAAACACGGAAGTACCGCCACAAAAAAAGGCGACATAAAGCCGCCTTTTTTCGAAAATTGGTAAGCCTTGGCTTACTTGAATTTTAAGTTTCCTGATGTGATTGCTACTAATCCAACGTAGTCAGCCGCGTTACCAAGTGAAGATGCAGTGTTTGTTAACTCTACATATCCGTATCTTGTTAAGAAGCCTACTACCGGTTCGAAAGTAGATGGATCAAGAACAACGCCACTTGACATTAAAGGAATGTAAGGACAATAGAACGCTGGTGCGTCTGCCTCACTTGCTCCTTTGTAACCAACTAGTACTGAAGTACCGTCAGCCGCGTATGCGTCTACGTATACTCTCATTGAAGCGTTTAATGTACCAACAAATTTAGTGTTAGTAGGTGCTTCAAATGTACCTTCAGTTGATCTTGCAAAAGCTGAAGTTGTTGCAGATTGAAGAACTGTTAAAGCAGTTGGAGATACTACTGCGTAGTTTCCAGCTCCTCTTCTTGTTCTTGTTGCGATTTGGTTAGCAACTCTGTTGATTAACACAGCTAATGCCGCGTGTTCATCACCAACGAATGTTGCAGTACCTGACACAGCCGCTTGGTCAAAAGTCTCAGCGGCAGATCCTGCCAATGTTCTTAATGATCCAATGATCTCTTGGTCGATCTCAGCAGTAATCTCTTGAGCTAATGCCGCCATGATTTCTGCTTCTACATCGATACCTTGCTGTGCTTGAGCATCTTGAGCCGCTTCAAACGTCCATCTAGCTGATAATTTTCTAGACTTCGCTTCAACCGGTTGTTTCAAGATCTGGATTGATAATCTCTTACCAGGTGTTCCCTCTAAAGAAGCTGTTGAAGCACCTTTTGGAGTTGAATTGTTCTGGTTACCAGAATATGCTTTCGCGATTTTGAATGGAGATAATGCTTCTTCACCAGCAGTTGTGTTTGAACTTACTGTGTCTGCATATCTTATTCTTAATGTGTGGATTTGTCCTACAGGACCAGTCATTGGTTGTACACCTACGATCTCGTTAGCGATCACAGTTGGCATAACCCTTCTGATTACTGGTAGGATAACCCTGTTTAACGTAGCAACGTTACCTGCAGATGTGGCACCAGCAGTTGACTGCTCAGCCAAGTATCTCTTCGTGTTTTCTAACACGACATCCATAGTTTTTTTCTTGTTGCCTGCTAAACCTTCGGTTAGGGCCGCTTTAGTTTCGCCCCATTTTGATTCAAATATATCTGACATTTGTATCGTTTCCCCTTGTTTAGTTGTTATATACCCGCTAATTTACGGATATTTGTTATATCAGCATCTTCCCTTTGTGCTCTGTCACCTTTTGATTCAGAAATAACTTGTTTTCCTGTCTCAACTGGTTTGTCAGCCATCACGTGTGGTAGATACTTGTCGAATGAACTTTGAAGTTTCGCTGTTTGAACTGATTCTAACAACTGACTCATTACTTCACTCTTTTCTTTGCCCAATGGTTTGAGCATCTCGGCCATCTTTTCCTTACGTTCCATCAAATCTGCTTGTCTTTTGGACTCAGCTTCCTTCGATTCAATCACCGCTTGTTTCTCTTCGATAGCCTTCTCAGCGTCTTTTAACTTCATAGTTGTTTCATCAACCACTTTCATTAACTTCGAAGTCTCAGATTTCTCATTTAAGTAAGATGCCTGGTACTCAGAAGCAAACGCTTCGAATATTTTCTTACCAAAGTTGATTTCTCTTGCAGATGTAATGTCTTCTTTTAGACTCGCTAGTTCTTCAGCAAGTTTTTTATTAACTGCATTCTCTACAACTTTAGCAGATCTTGTTATGAAAGCCTCTTTCATCTTAGCCATTTGTTTTTTGGCTTCAGCTACTAGTTTGACTTTCGTTTCCACAACGCCTTTTTTGTCTTCATGGAACTCTTTAATTTCTTTTGCAAGAGCGTTTACTACGAACTCTTCCATTTTCTTAAAGTTTTCATGAACACTTTTTCTGTCGCCGTGTAGTTCTTTTAACTCTTCATTCAATTTAGAAAGGATAAAACTTTCTAATTTAGCAGAGTGTTTGCCTACGTTTTCTTTGTAAGCAATCTTTTCTTGTGCAAGTGCTTTTCTATCTTCAACGAATTTAGAGATTTCCTCGCTTAACTTCTCAGTCATCATCTTATCGATGGCTTCGATCATGTTAGCTTTGTCATGTTCGTATCTTTTTGCGAACTCTTCTCTTAATTCAGCACCTACTTGCTCTTTGTTTTCTTTAATTTTCGCGTCCCAAGCTTCAGAAATGCTCTTTTGAACATCTTCTGATATCGCTCCAGACTCTACTAATTTTGATATTGCGTCTATCATGTTATTTTAGGTCCTTTATTATGTTGGTTAGTGCCTCCTTGAGGAACTTTTGTGCTTTTGGGTCATTTCTAACTTCAGCCGCCAAACCCTTTGCCATGTTACCACCCCTTGTATTCATAAGGTGTTCGTAAATTGGCGTTGGATAAGCACCTGGTGCCGAAGGTTGGGCCACAACATCAACTGTGATGATCTCAAAGTCTGAAACTTCGCCGCTTCCGTATTCGTTCATGTTTCCAGAACCTCTACTTGAAACGCCTAGTTTCACCCCTGATTCCAACATAGTTTTGACAAGTTGGCCCATTGGTGTTGGTAAAATTTTCATTTTACCGTATCCATTTGGTCCGTCCATCCACATTTCAGTGATCATGTGAGACACACGGTCCAAATTAATTTTTAAATCATCGGGGTGATCTACCTCACCTAACACAGAGTACCCAGAACTGATCTGATCGTTTAGTGTTTTTGTTGCTTTCGCAATTTCTGACACTGGATAAACTCTCTGATTAGCGTTCTTGATCCCACCTTGAATGCAGATGCCCTTCATGTACAAATCCTTACCGTGTTCTCCCTCGTGTAAGATCTGCACTCTGGCCTGATCAAATGTTAGATTCTCTCTTAGGTATAGTGATGCCATCCGATAACTCCTTTATTATCAACAATGCTTCAGCAATTACTTGCCAGAGATTGGTGATTTAGCAGATTTCTCAGATCCGTCAGCAGTTTGAGGCTTAACTTCTTTTTTCATTGAAGTGCCTTTGTCTTTGCCCGGCGTGTTTTCGAAATCTCCCATTTTCTGAGCAGTTGGTGCTGGTCTTCCTTTATCTTCAGGTCCAGATCCAGTTTTTACTGGAGTTCCACCCATTTTTGCACCACCTGTTTTCACTGGAGATGCTTTGCTGTCGGCATGATCAGCGTTGTCTGCACTTTTTTGGATTTTGTACTCTTTCATCTTCTCTTTTTTATCCTTGTGCATCGCTTCTTTCTTCATGTCTTTCTTGTCAGACATTTTGCCTTCCATCTCTACTTCAGGAGTTAATTCAGGTGCAACTTCTAAAGACTCATCTTCTTTTTCTTCATCGTCTTTTTTGTCGCCCATCATTGCTTCGAATTCAGCTTTTAGTTCATCTAAAGCGTCTTCTAAGTCAACTACTCTGTCTTCCATATCTTCTTCGCCTTTGTCGCCGTCCATGTCTTTGTCCATGTCTTTGTCTGCGTCCATGTCCATATCCATCTCTTTTGCGCCTTCTTGGTCTGCTGATATGTCTTTAACTAGCTCGTCAGTTGCGTCTCCGCCTACTTCTTCGATAGTTTCTTCTTCTGTAGTCTCAGATTCTTTTGCTTCATCTTCGATTTCAACAACTTCGTCTACTTTCTCATCTTTAGACTCTTCTGAAGTTTCTTCAACTTTCTCATCTTTTGCTTCTTCAGCAGTTTCTTCTACTTTTTCTTCAGCAGTTTCTTCTACTTTAGCCTCATCAGATGCTTCAGTTTCTTTAACTTCTTCTTTTGATTCTTCTTTTGCCTCAGCAGTTACTTCTTCGTCTGCTAGGTTCTCGTAGATGTCTCTAGACTTTTCTACTACGATTTCGTGGAATAAAGCCTCCGCTTTATCGTTCTCTTCGTTGATTAGTAACTCTAATAACGATTCAAATTTATTGTTTGACATTTTACACGTGCTCCTTTGTATTATAGTCGATTTGTACTTATAAGTGTTTGTATTTACTGTAAAGGCGCAAAAACGGTGGTATTATTGGTGCTAAATGACGTTTTTTACTGGTTTTTTTTATCTAAATTGAATTTGTGGACAAATTCTTCTATGCTTGGATGATCTATGTTG